AAGAATTTATGTCATCTGCATCAGGTACGATGTCAGCAGGTGGTCAGATTATATTAAATTCTACACCAAGAGGTCTTGACCCAACATACTATGCTCGTTATGAAGGTGCAAGAACAGGAAAGAATAACTTTAAAGTTGTTGAAATCAATTGGTTTGAAGACCCTCGTTATAATGAAGATTTAATTTGGATTAGGGGTGATGAATTCATTGAAGAAAAAGACCCTGAAAAATATATGGAGTTAAGAGTTGGTGGTTATAAACCATCTTCTTCTTGGTTTAGAGATATGTGTCAAACATTCAATAATGACCCAAGAAAAATTGCTCAAGAGTTAGAAAATAAGTTCTTAGGTTCAGGTGGTAACCTTGTTGATGAGGAAACTATTATGAGAATTGAAAAGACTTGTAAAGAACCAATAAGAACTGAATTTGATAATCATTTTTGGATTTGGGAAGAACCAATATTTGGTTATGATTATTATTTGTCTTGTGATGTGGCAAAAGGAAGTGGTGATGGTGACTATTCAACAATTCAAATATTTAAAAATGATGTTGTAAATATGTTACTTGTTCAAGTAGCTGAATATCAAGCTAGGGTTCCACTTGAAATAATGGGTGATTTATGTTTGCAATATGGTCAAAAATATAATAATGCTTATGTAATTGTCGATGTTACAGGTGGTTGGGGTATATCTGTAATACGTTATTTAGTGAATAAAAAATATAAAAAAATACACTATGATAAACCAAGACAAAATGATGTAAAAATTCAATTAAAGAATTTACAAAGAGGTGAACTACAGCCGGGGTTTACAATGAAAAATGGTGCTATTCGTGATTATGTTATTAGAGAATTTGAAAGAAGATTAAGAGAAGGTGAAACATTAATTTATTCAATTAGATTATTAAGTGAAATTAAAACATTTGTGTTTAATGATAACACAAATAGATATGACCATATGCGTTCAGCACATGATGACTTACTTATTGCAACAGGAATGTTATTTGCTGTTTATATGTTTTCAAAGACTATTGGAAATGAATTTAATATTTATTTAAATTATGCTAAATCAACAATTGTAAGAAAAGGTGATGAATTTACTGATATGAATATAGAATTTCAAAAGAAAATGATAAGTCAGGATGGTCAAGATGTAAATTACGAAAGAAAAAATGATATGGTTAAAGGAAAAGATTGGTATACAAACGGTGATAGTACTGATATACCAGAACGTCAATCAAATAAAATAAATAATAATCCATACATCTTCGTAAGATGAAACAATTATATCTACTTAAAATAAACGTATTTTAAATAGATATGGCAGAAAATAATAATAGTCTATTCACGAATATTAATACATTCTTTAAAAGAGCGACTGATGCTTTAGATACTACACAAGGAAGACTTGAAGCACCAACACAAAAAGAATTTATAACAGCCGCTTCACACGAAGAGGCAACAAAAAAAGCAGTAGAAGATGGTGCTTTAAAATTCTACAGACAACAAAGCACTAAAATTGATAGAGGTAATGACCAACGTAAGTTGATGTATGAATCTAGTAGGATGATGCTCTACTATGATTATTTATCAATGGATGGTTATCCAATTTTAGGTGCAGCATTAGATTTATTATCTGAAGAGGCAACCACAACTAAAAGTGATACAGGTCAAATCTTAAATATTTATTCTTCTTCCGATAAAGTTAAAAAAGAACTTGAAAGATTCTTTTATAAGGTTATGGATGTAAACACTAATTTATTTTATTGGTGTAGAAATATGTGTCAATATGGTGATAATTTCGTTTTTCTAGAATTTTCAAAAGAAAATGGTATCGTAGACTTTAGACAACTCGCATCTCAATTTGTCGAAAGAAGTGAAAAATATGATACAAAACAAAGATTCAGAGCATTTTTTAAATATAAAGACCCTAATTCAGGTGGTGAAGAAGAATACATGGATTATCAGGTTGCTCACTTTAGATTATTAGGCACAGGTGATAGACTTCCATATGGTTGTAGTGTATATGAAAAAGTAAGAAGAACATATAAGCAGCTTTTTATGATGGAAGATGCTATGATGGTTTATCGTATTACAAGAGCAGCAGAAAGAAGGATTTATAAAGTTCCTGTTGGTAATGTTCCACCTGAAGATGTTCCACAAATTCTTGAAGCATTTGCAAACAATGTAAAGAAAAAGAAATTGGTTGACCCTAAGACAGGTGATATCAACTTTAAATATAATGTCGCTTCAATGGATGAAGATATCTTTGTTGCTGATAGAGGTAATTCTTCAGGAAGTTTTGTTGATACACTTCCGGGAGCAAGCAACTTAGACCAACTTGGAGATATTACATATTTGCGTGATAATTTATTTACAGGTTTAGGTATTCATAAAACATTGCTTGGTTTTTCATCTGACCAAGCATCAGGAGAAGGTAAAAACTTATCAATGCTTGATATTCGTTTTGCAAGAAAAGTAAATCGTATTCAACAAGCATTACTAGGTGAACTTAATAAAATAGCAATTATACATTTAGGTTTACTTGGTGGTGATTATGAATCATATATTGATGATTTTAAATTATCCCTTAATAACCCATCAACTGCATCTGATTTATTACAACTTGAAATTTGGAAATCTAAATTGGAAGTATATGCACAAGCAACAACCCCTAATCAAAATACAGGTTTAAAACCAATGTCAGAAATGATGGGTAGAAAGAAATTTTTCAATATGTCCGAAGAAGATATCATTAATGACCTTCAAGAGCAAATGCTTGAATCTAAGATTGGTGAAGAAGTTAAAGGTGCAGGAATGCTTCTTAAAACTTCAGGTGTAATGGATAAAATGATTAAATACAAAAATGCCGGATTTAAAGTAGATGGTCAATCTCAAGGTGGTGAACAACAGCAGATTGATAATTCACTTGGTGGTGGTGGTGCGCCTCCTATGGGTGGTGGTGCTGATTTAGGTGGTGGTGCGCCTCCTATGGGTGGTGCTGATTTAGGTGGCGGTGCGCCTCCTTCAGGTGGTGGTTCTCCAAGTGGTGCAGGATTTTTAAGTGAGGAGATAATTAAAAAAACCAATGAACTAGACAGATTAATAAAAGAATAATAATTTGTACTATTTATAATAAACATAAAAAAAATGGTAAATTTTGGTAATGTCAAGTCAAAATTAAATAAAGCTTATTCTCAAGATTTAATTGATAATACAAATAAGTATAAAAAAATATATGAAGATTTTTTAAAAACAATTAAATCATCACCTATTCTAATGTTAGAATATACAATTTATGAAAATTTAAAGAAAAATAATCTTGAATATAATGAATCATTAAGATTTATTGAAGCTAATATATCCGCTTTATCAAAAATTGACAAAACCACTTTGCTTAATGAAAATAAAAAACTTCAAAAGTTTGATTTAAAAGAAATAGAATTATCAGAAGATAAAATTAAATTAAATGAGAACATTGAAAATGTTATTAGCGAAAGCGTATTCAAAAAAATAACTAATGTTAATAAATTACATGAATCTGTAAATTTCTTAATTGAATCATTGACTAAAAAAAATGAAGTAAAATTAGAAAAAACAGATAATGGTTTTAAAGTTAGCCATATTTTTAATTTGGCCAAAAAGAAATTAGAGGAGAAATTTTCAAATCTTCAACCTGATGAAATGGAAATTATTTCAAGTTTTATCAAAGGTGATGAAAAAAAGAAAAAAACAGTTTTTGAAAATTATAAAAAAACAACAAAAACTTTTTTATTAAATGAAAAAGATAATATTAGTTCAGAAGTTTTAAACGAAACATTTGATTTTATCGATACTTTAGAATATGATTCTGAAACCGCTATTAATAACTTTTCCAAACTTTTTGAGATTAAAAATCTAAACTCAAATAAATAATGAAAGAACTACAACTGCTAAAAGAAGGACAAGAAGGGTACGGTTTATTGGTAGAAACTGATGCAGGTATCATTAGTAATGATTTAACAACAAACAATAGAAAAATTTTTGAAGATTTAAATTCAAAATTTAGAAGAAATGATTTTGATGGTCACTTCTATATTGATTGTAAACTACAAGAAGCAGATGTTTTAAATCGAAATGGTAGAGTATACCCTAGAAATATATTAGAAAAACAAATAAATGAATATCAAAAACTTATTAATGATTATGCAGCACTCAATGAAGCAGATCACCCCGAAAGTGTTACAATATCTTTACAAAACATTTCTCATAGAATTGCCAAAACATGGTGGTCAGGTAATGCAGTTTATGGAACTCTTGATATTATCGTTAGCGATTCATTCATGAGAGATGGTATTGGTTGGTGTGTTGGTGATAAGATTGCTCTTTACTTACAAAGAAATCTTAAACTTGGTATTTCATCAAGAGGATTAGGTAGTGTTAAAAAAGTAGGTGGAAAAAATATTGTTCAAGATGATTTTGAACTTATATGTTTTGACCTTGTTGCAACACCATCAACACCTAATGCTTATTTATTTTTGGAGACAAAAAATGAACCATTGAAGGAATCAGTAGAAGAAATAAACAATAATGTGAAAAAACATGATGATTCAATAAGAAAAATTATTGGTGGCTAATTTTTTTACTAATTAAATATAGATAATAAAATAAAAATGAATAATAAAAAGTCTTTATTACAAGATAGTTTGCAAGAACTAGAAAATATCAAGAATGAATCTTTGGAACTTGCTAAAGAGCAATTGATTAATGAAAGTGCTGACTTACTTGAAAAAAAATCTGCTGCTTTATTTGAAAAAATAATTGCAGGTGAAGATGCTTCTGAAGAAGAATCTATAAAAGAAGAGGAATCTAAAAAAGAAATAGTAAAAGCAAAACAAAATGGTGATAAATCATATACTGTTGAGTATAGCGATGGTACTAGTAAAACAATAGCTGTTAGTAATG